CTAAGTGGTTGTACATCCACATCAACATTAAAAGAAAGGGAATATGCTTGACCCCCTTCTTTAACAGATGATCTTGAAACTCCATTTGGTGTTAAGATCCCATTTTCAAATTTAGTTTTTGGATTATATATGTTTTGTTCAAATCCCGCCTTAACTAAAACCGCATCTTCAGCATTTGTTAAAATTTTATGTACTCTAACATAATATTTAGATTTAGTTTCATTTAAATTACTTTTATTTATTATTCTTTTAAATGTACCTGTATTACCGTTGTTAAATGTTGTACCAATATAACCAATATTATATATATTAAAAATATATTCATCACTACCAAACGCCGGATCTCCTAAACTTATGACTTGAAACACATTAGTGTTATTATACGTTAATGTTAATTCAACAAATTCATTGACTCTTAATCCGTGTTTCATTGGACATCTAAAAGAAATAACAGGTCCGAAGTCATCGTTACCTTGAGTTATTATAAATGGTATACCGTCCGAAGCAACCCAAGCCCAACTTGTAGTAGTCACATTATCAATCGCATACATTTGTTTATTAAAATCATTTTTAAAAGCATAACTTAAATAATGTGTCCAATTATATGTACTAGCACTTTTATTGACAAAATTTATATGGTTATTTGGTGGTACCGTATATCCAACAACATTATTATCATTTCTAATAAAATCAAACTCAAAATATTGTGGATATCCTTCCCAAAGAACAGTTAAGTTAGGTAAAGTTGGGGGTAGGTTACCGTTAGGGAAAGTTGAGATTGTATTTGCGATAGCATTAGTATAATATAAATTATTTTTAAACGGTGCGTAGTTTGTAGATCCTGTATATGTATTTTTAAAAATTACAGAATATTTTGTCACAGGTCTAAAAATAGTACTTGTTTGTCTTTCATCACTAAAAACTTGCTGTAAACTTAAATCAACATTTCTATCAAATTCAATTAATTCTTTTTCATTTTGATTTAAATCAACATTTACGGATAAAACCGTATTTGGAGATGCTTTATATCTCAAAGACCCTAAAACAATTTTTGTTGTATCATTAACTGGCATTATATGTCTGCGGTATCAATATATTTGTTTATGAATCTATTCATTGCTGTTTTACCATTATTCAAACCAAAATAAAAATGGCTTGGAGCTCCGACTAAATAAACGTTACCATTTACCGAATAATAAGGGTTAGGTAATAATGTATTTTGATTAAAATTTGTTATAAACCCTTGCGGAACTAAAGGTAATGGGTTACCAGGTTGTAACGCAGGTGTTGTAAAATAAGGATCCACACTATAATCCAAATCTTGATAACCCTTTTTAAAGAATCCAACCCCACCACTTTGGTTAGGATTTGTATACCAATTGTTGTCTTCAGACCCAAAAATGACATTGGATGTGTCTAATAACCATTTGTAATGTGGAACTACTTGAGTTTTAGGATACCCATAGGAATCTTGAATAAGTGGTGAAATATTGTAAATTTCTATCCCCGGTGTTAATTTTCTTCTGTAATAGTATTCTACATTTGATGATTGATAAAATACCCCAAACACAGGTCTACTATCTGTTCCGTTTTGACCATCATCACCAATAAAAATATCAACATTTGTGTAATTTTCATCAACAAAAGGATTAATTTTAAATTCTGAATTAATCGATAATGATTGAGCAAAATCACCATCAATTCTTTCCCCACCTCTATTACTATTAAAAAACTGAGTTATACCTTTACCTTCTGAATTATTACCTCCGGTAGTAATAGGTATTAATCTTTGTCTAAAATTTTGATTTAATATTCTTGACAAAAATCCAATCTGTATAATATCAGAGTTATCATTATAACTTGTTGATCTAAACTGATCACTCATATATCCCTTAAAATTAGGGTTGTTACATATTTCACTTATATATGAATCTCTTGGACCCATATCCAAAATTGTTGTTGGGAATAATATGTTTTTATCATTATATCCCGGTTGAAAGTTAAGTGTTATCCAGTTAGGGGCTTGAGGAACTTCTTTACCAATAAATTCTTGCGAATTATCACTCCAAGGTGAAGATCTATAATAAAAATTATTACTAATATTATTATAAACAACTATATCTTGACAATACACATATTTAGGTGTTGTTACATTAGTAAAATTACTGACAGGATATATCGATCTTTTATTAAAAGATGGCATATATAAAGTACCATTTATCCAATTATTCTGAAATGTTTGAGCAAATACTCCACGACAAGTAGCAAAAATCAATGTAAACCTTGTTTTCCACTCCATAAATAATCTTGCATCATCTTTAAACGCACCCCTAATTAAATAATAGTGCTTATCGTTATCACTATTATCTTTATTTAGTAAACAATAACAACCTTTTGTAACTCTATTTTCAGGTACAACACATTGATTTGCCGGTATAACACCAACACTTGTTCCACTTCCTGAATAACATTGTAGTGAAATTAACCCATCACAAGTAAGTGTTTGTGTCAACCCTGTATTACCACTAAACTGATCTAAATTTTCGGCAATTTCATAAGTGCTAGCAAAACTATTTGTTTGTTGTGAACCAACACCATCACCTTTATAATAACAGAATTTATTATTTTGATGTAAAGCATATGCCGTTCTATTACCAGGAGATACATCTATACAAGTAGATGTTGGTAACCTATCACTTCTCATTACAATTCTAGCACTGTTATTAAAATTAACACCTAATAACGCAGGATATTTAAAATATGCCGGAGAATATAAACCATAAAATTGATTACTATTAATAGGATATCCGTAAGTATCTTCATCAGGAACTGTTGCGTAAAAAACACCAGGTGTTGTAAACAAAGTATTAAATGATGCCCCAATAAATGACCCACCACCAATATAATCCGATTGTGATCTTGGTAACGTAAAGTTTGTATTACCAAGTAATGTCCAAAGGTTTGATGATAACAATGACTTTTGTTGGAATGGTATTCCCGCCACGGGTGTATATGGGTTTGTATTCGCATTATATGGTGTTGTTGTTGCATCATCGGTAGATAAATAATAGTACGGTAAAGTTGATGTAAATCCAGTGTAATTTGATGGTGTGATTGTAAAAGTAAATGATGGGAAATATAAATTGTTTACTGTGTTATTAGATGTGTTATGACTTAATGGTGCGGAACCAACAGGTTTAATTGGTTGGTTAAGATAATAACTACCAATAACCGTTAATCCCGGAACATTCCATGTTGTATTACCAAAAATACGAGAAAGATCATAACTTATATTTTGTTTTTCTGTGTGTGGATCCACACCTCTAACAAACATTATTACCTCATAATTTAAATTATTCGCCAACGAATCAAGTGAATCAAAATTATTTGCTTGTATTTGTGGTATATTATTTTCGTTATTATATGTTTGACCATCAATAAATGTTGGTGGTACAATTGGAGATGATATTGGAAAAGATGGTGAAGTATTGGTTGAAACAGATGCCGGATTAGATATCACATAACTTATTTTGTGTCTTAAAAATCTTTCAGGAAATAACGTACCATTTGTAAAATTTGCCATTGTTATAAATTGTGACACAGTAACTCCTGTTATAACTTGGAAATATTCCATGTCTGTTGGGTATTTTAAATAATCCGATTTAGTTGTCGCTGTAACTGTATCACCAGTTTGTATAATATTAATGAAGACATTCGATGCCGCACCATTAGTTGCCGCATACTGTAAAGGAACTGATATTGGTACGACGTTAGCAGTTGTATTTGGTGCTGCAGATAAAATAGTTGTCCCTGTTACCGAATTGTTACCAAAATCATTTAATGTTGCCCCTGTTAAGTTTATATTTCTTTTTATAACTAACCCATTATCAAAATTAGGATCTTGAAAAGTAACAATTTCCCCTATACCTAACTGTTGTGCCGTACCAGGGTTAGCCAGAACAACAATAATTTGATCCGTAAATGTTGGTTGAGTCCCTAAATTATATGGCGCCACACTCAATTGTGGATTTACAGTTGTCCTTACAACGTTAGGTGAATTATTCCCAAAATATTTATCTCTTGTATTAAATTCATTTAGTTTTTGTGGGTAAGTTTCACTCAAAGGGAACCCAAACCATCTATAGTGAACTCCAAGGTCTTTTTCAGCCGCAAATAAAAATGGTTGAGGAGCATGATATTTATTAAAAGCATTTGGATCAGTAGTGGATGAAAGGATGTCATATCCTGAAAATAATCTTCTAAAATCTAAAACAGCATCCACAACGACCTCACCACCAACTTGATCATCAACCACTCTATTTAATAATGATTTATATTGTATACTTGGACCAAAAGATCCTGCGGCATAAAAATACCCTTTGTTATTTTGATCACTGTCTTCACCAGGGAAGTTTTCTAAGTTTGGGTGAAGTGCCGTATAAGATGACGCTAAATTTACAGGTGCGATAAATGAAGTTGATTGTGCGTACTGTATATTACTATCGTCTAAACCATTTTGTTGTTCTTCAATACTTGCGTTTACAGTATTTTCATCAATATCATCATCAATCTCAGCATTACCACAATCACAATCACAACTTGTACACTCAGGATATGATAACATCGGTAAACCTAATCTTGGGAAATTATCAATCTTAATTAAATAAATTGCAGTAAAAGCAATAAACGCTAACGATAACGCTAATTTAAATAACGCAGCTAAAAGTTGTGCAGCAATTCTTAATATTACCCCCGCATTAATTACAGGTCCACCAGGTACTGCGAATCCTGTCGTTCCCTCTAATATTGAATTTACAACATCAATACCTTGTTGTACCGCCTGATACCCAAAATAAATTCCTAAAATAATCAAAAGGTATTTTAAAACAGGCCATATTAACGCAATAAAGTGAGCAAGCCATAAAATAATTAATATCGGTATTGCTAAAATGTTAATCAACAAATTAAATACAAAAAATATAAAATCAAAATTTCTTATAATATCATTAACGGGAAAAGTATTTACGGTAGATTTACAAGTTCTATTGTCGATTTCTTTAATACCTAAATGTCTTGCCCTTCCAGCACCTTTTTTATATCTGTCTAAGAACATAGATGTGGTGTAAACTTTATTATAATTGAATTCATAAAATTTATCTTCACAATCAATTGCGTCTTGGATCATTTGTTGACCTGAAGTTGTGGTGTTATCACCGTAGTCATTCCAATCTAAACTAAATGCATATGATCTTAACGCATCGTAAGTTGGTTTTTGATAAAATGTATAATTAAATTCAGTTAAAGTACCCGGATTAACAGGAACAACATTTATTGTAATAATTGTTGGTATTACTGTAATAGGTATACTTTCCAAATCACCAAAATAAGGGTTACCGTTTAATAATACCGTAAAACTTCCCACATTAATTTTATTATCTAAAACTAAACCACCATCTGAGGTGTTGTTTAAAGGAAATGATGATGTTAAAGTACCATTAGGTAATATAAACTGATAAGGTGTTGTGGGATAATCTTTTAGTGGATCTACAGACGGAGTTACCCAACCATGCTCTTTTATGTTAGGAACTAAATAATGTCCCCTCATAAAAGGATTCTGTAATCCTTGTTCATTTTGCCATTTAAATTTAAATCTATATTTACCTTTAGTTGGGATTCCTTTAGTTGGATCATTTGATAATATCTGTTCACCAAATTCATTAGTAACAATATAATTTAAGTTCATTGGGACATTAATTAAAAATGTTCCGTCCGAATCAATTACTTTACCATCTTGATCTAATTCGTGAGTTTCAAGTATTGGTCTACCATTTTCATCAACGTTAATTGTTTGTCTAATTGACAATATTTGACCAGGCCCCGCAACTAACTCACACAGATTACCCGTGTTATTTTTAGGTTTACAAGTTAATGGTTTAACCGCATCATCATCTGTTGTTGATATTAAAGATCCCATAAAAACAGCATTTGGTTTTATGGTAATATTAGCAGTGGCAGTTAAATCAAAATCGGCACGGGTAATACCCAATAAACATATCTCAGGCTCACCCCATAATGGGGCAACCTCAATGATTTTATTTAGGGTAACAATTTGAGGTAATTCATTAAGATTTGTAGATGTTTTAAATTTTGACCCATTTACTTGTGACTCAACCGCAACACCAGAATCAATTAAATCCTGAGGTGATAACGAAAAACAACCGATATCAGATAAGTCAACGTCCATTAAAACCGTTTGTGTTCCTGTTGGGACTCCAAATATCATATAATCCCCACTATCATTTGTTCTTACTGAAAATCTATAATACTTGTCATAAACCTCAACATATGATTGATCAGTCAATATTTCTTCTTTCGATGGAAAAGTACCTGTTGCAGCATGACCAGTATAAGATGGTTCTTTAGGTAATAAATTATACCTGTACCCATCCGCACTTACATCAGATAGTGTTTGATAAGGATAAAGTTCGGAAATTATTGGATTGTCAATATCAACATCTTCAATTGGTATAAAAACAGATACTCTAGCGTTTGGTACCCCATACCCATTATTAACTAATACTCTACCTATAATAACACCATAGTCAGAACACATTCTATTATAGATGTCACCCTGATTAATTTTTAGTGACAATATCTCCAAGAATTCAAAATCCTGTTCTAACTGAATGTTAATTGTCTTTTCACTATTGGGTGATGTACGTATTCTATATGATTTTGGCATTAGTTATTCTTTCTTGATAAATAGTTTATTTCCTATTTTCAAAAAATAATTCTTTTATTTGAAAAATAAATTATCAGGAGAAATTAATCGTCTTGAAGTTGAGAACATTAACTGTAATGTCCTTATTAGGGAATCTAATTTGGTATATTTGTGTTGGTTCCGCAAATACAGTATCCGCAACTAATTGAATCATTTTTGTTGATGGGTCTTCATATGGTTGAGAAGTTTGTGAAGACGAATATTGTCCCCCCACTTTATTGTAAACGAATATTCCTGACACAGATATTACTCCGTTTTCACTTTGTATTAATCTTCTTATTTCAGAAACATAAACATTTTGACCGAGACCTCTAACAGCAGGACTAAAGTATGTGGTAACAATATTAATAATTTTAGCCACTATTGATCCTTGATTTTGACTAGAATCTAAAACAACATCAATATCAAGAGCCAAATCAATAACATTTGCGGTCTCAACAGATATATAATCATTTATCATTCTATAGTTAGATAAGTAATTAGCAACATTACTTTTAAGAGTATTTGATACAACCTCAGTTAAATTACCACTTGTATCATAAGATAACATTTTTATTTTTATTTTGTTATTTTCTTCAACAATAGAAACTTTACCCGGAGCACCAAATTGTGATGGCATTGTTCTTAAAACTGACTCATAATCATTAACAGTTACAGCTCTGTTTTGTGCCGCAAAATTATATGTTACATATTGTCTAACTTCTTCAGTTGTTGGTGGATTAGCCCCTCCAATTGCCGCTGTAACATTATTTACTCTAAGAGAGTTAACCACGGTTGAGTTAATAGATTCTGATGGTCCATTTACAAAAAATGATACAGTTCCTATTTGTGTAATAATATTTACCCCTAAATTTGTTGATTGTCCACCCCCAACCCTATACTGAACAAATAAAGTAGAGTTTGATTTTAATGCACTACCTAAAGCTAAATTATTAACATATTTGTTTAAATCAAATCCAACACCATCTCTCGCAAATTCTCTTAATTGTTGTTCGGCAGATACATTACCACCACCAAAAGTTAACTTACAAAAACCTTCAGGTGTAAACTCACTAATAAATTTAGTACTTGTTACAATATATTTTCCAACCTTTATACCTGGTTGATCAGATGGTTTGGTTGGGTCTTCAACAAACACTCTGTCTTCAGCCAAAGCTTGTACTTCATACCATCTATTCTCCAAACCTAAAAATTCCTGAGGTGATGGTGGTGACGTATATTGTGTACCATCTTTAAGTAATACGCTTGTAATTCCCAAAACATTTTTTTCAGGTAAAAACAACTCAAAAAATGGTTTAACATCATTTGGTGTAATTACTCTTTTAAAAACTTTTGTTATACCATTAACAATAACCTCTCGTTTTGTAATGGTGTAATTAATTAAATTATTATTAGAGTCAAAGTTTGGTACTTTTAATCTATTTGGGGATCCTTCCGCATTTGTTGGTGAAGCAAAATCAATATCGTATACCGTTTCAAATGGTTGTCCAGCACCATTTACTTGTGATCCTCGTCTTAATATACCACAATATCTTAAATCTTCCTTATCACCAAAAGCAGGTACTGTAATTGAAAAATCAACTAAAGCAACTGATGGTCTTGATCCGGGAATTTTTAAACCATAGGTTCTTGCAATATTATAAATAGATGATTTTTGTTGTGCATATTGTAATACAGTTTCCTGAATACTTCTATCTATTTGAAACTGTAAGTTATCTGTTACTGCGGCATTTAAATCTAACAACACTGAAAATACACCAGCATCGTTAAAATTCTGAACAAGATCGGGATAATAAGTTCTTGTGAAATTTATAAGTTCAGTTCTTATTCCCGCAAAATCTCTCGTTGTGTACGATATTTTTTTATTTGCCATATACTATTAAATATTAATAATTACAAAATCGCTTGAATTGAAAGCATTATTAGTGTTCCTATAATCAATTCTAACTTTTGCTGTGTGTTCTAATTGCGCAATATTTGGAACCGTGAATTCCTTTTCACCATACTGATTTATATATGTACCTTGATTTTCATCCCCCATTGAGGCATCTGTTATTTTAATGCTAGTGATTAGTATACCAGGCATATATTTACTAACCGAATCTCTTATTTCATTTTCAATTTCACTAAATGTTGGTCCATCTAATGGTTCAAAGATATATTCATATAACCTTGATCCAAAGTCAGGTAAAAAATATCTTGTGCCTTTTTTACTTAACAATAAATGTACAAGATTACTTCTTATTTCTTCATCACTATCATTTGATGTATCTAAGTATCGACCAACAAACGAATCTCTGAAAGGAAAATTTATACCGTATGTTATTCCATTTGCCATATTCAATAAATATACTCTTAACAATTTTTGAATAAATACATTATAAAATAAAAAATCCCGAATAAACGGGATTTCTTTGATGATACACGATCCATCTTACGATGAACACCCAAAACACTCAAACTCCGAATTATCAGGTTTTGGTGGTAAATTCATATTTGTAAAGTCAACTTTTGGGGTTTCAATTTTGGTTTTTTGTTGGTTTACTTTTGAAACATCAAACGCCAAATGTTTGGCTCCTGTTGATATTGCCTTTGTTCTAACATAATAACAAAGTGTTTTCAATCCTTTTTCCCAAGAGTGAAAATGAGATGAGGTTATTTTTGATAGTGTTGGATTAGACATATATATATTCATTGATTGTGATTGATCAATAAATGGTGCTCTGTCTGCCGCCATATCAATAAGTTGTTTTTGTGAAATCTCCCAAATTGTTTTGTATTTAGGGATTAAATGTTCAATTCGTTTCACTTTCTTATTGTAATTCTTATCCTCAGGATCTAAATAATTATTAAAATTGATGTTTTGAATAGAACCTTCATTCATAATGATTTCATTCTTTAAGTCCTCAGACCATATTCCAATTTTCTCAAAGTCAGCAATTAGATATTTGTTTACAATCATAATCTCACCCCCAACTACACGTCTGTTAAATAGAGCTGAGTGAGCCGGTTCAGTCATTTCAAAAGATCCAGTAATTTTTGCGGAAGATGCTACAGGCATTTGTGCCGTAAATAATGAGTTACACACTCCATATTCACTAACATCATTCTTTAATTTATTCCAATCCCAATATCCTGACAGATCGTTTTCTGTTAATCCCCACATATCATATTGGAAAACACCTTTTGACATTGGGGATCCTTTAAAATGTTTGTATGGTTTATACTTACCTTTTTTACATAAATCATTACTTTCATAAATTGCCCCATAATAAATGGTTTCAAAAATTTGTTTGTTTAAAACTTTCGCTTCTTCTTCAGTAAAGATTAAATCGAGTAAATAAAATACATCCGCCAACCCTTGAGTTCCAATAGCAATTGCTCGTTGTTCTAAACCACCTTTTAAACCTTTTTGAGTTGAGTAATTATTAATATCCACAACTTTATTTAAAGTTCTTACGACTTTTCTAACTTCATCAAATAATAATTGAAAATCAAATTTATTACTTTTAACGAAGTTTTTTAATACTATTGAAGATAATGTACAGATTGCTGTTGTTTCTTCATCTGTATACTGATAAATTTCATTACAAAGGTTTGATTGTTTAATTACTCCAATGTTTTGATGATTTGTTTTCCTATTAGCACTATCTTTAGAACAAAGATATGGTACGCCTGTTTCAACTTGTGATTCAATAATTTTAGTCCATATTGTTTGTGCGGAAACTTTTTTACCTAACCCCATTTGTACCGCCCTATTGTACATTTCCTCATATTCATCACCATAACATTCTTGTAATGGTTTTAATCCTGCTTTAATAATATCATTAGGACAAAATAAATACCAATCGGAATTTTCTTTAACCGCCCTCATAAAGTTATCAGGTAACCAAAGAGCTGTAAACAAATCACGTGCTCTTAGTTCTTCAGCACCAGTGTTCTTTTTAATATCTAACAAATCTATTACATCTTTATGCCATGGTTCAAGATAAATTGCCGCAGATCCCGGTCTACGACCTTGTTGATTAAAGAATCGTAATGATTCATTAACAATTTTAAGGTATTTTAACAACCCTCCAGCGTAACCACCTGAACTTGATATTCGACTTTCTTTACTTCTGATGTTGGACATCGATAAACCAATACCCGCAGCATCTGAAGAAAATGTTGATATATCTGTTAAGGTATCTAATAAACCTTTTCTTGAATCTGAATTATTATAATGTAATACACAAGATGCTAATTGAGGTACTTTTGTACCTGAATTAATCATAATAGGTGTTGCTTTAGAAATAAGTTGATTAGACAATGATTTATAGTATTCAACAGCATCCACAAAAGTATCTGTTACCCATAATGCAATTCTCATATACATATGTTGTGGTCTCTCTACCACAGTACCATCAGGTCTTTTTAATAGATACATCTCTTGTAATGATCTCCAAGCGAAATAGTCAAAATTATAATCATTATCGTGGTTTATAACAGCATCAATACTGTCTTCTCCGTATTCTTTTATAGTTTCAATCAACTTTTCGTGAATTATACCATCACTATAAAGTAACATCATAGTTTCAGAAAAACTAGAATTTGTTTCTTTGTGATATGAAGAAATGGCAACTGAAGATGCTAATCTTGAATAATCGTGATGACTTCCAGTATAAGAAGCCGCAATTTCATATACAAGTTTATCTAATTCTTTTGTTGTTATTTCACCCTCAGTTGGAACTGAAGTAATAACTTTAATAAAAATCTCGTCTGAATTTACATTCAAACCTTTTGACGCTCGTTTGACACGATTGTAAATTTTTTGTGGGTTAAATGATACATTATCCCCATCTCTTTTAAGTATTTTAAGTGACATCATATTTTTTTATTTAAAAATCTTCTTCAAATGTGATTGTTTCATTTAGTTTGGCTTTTTGATATTCCATCGTTCTTGATTCAAAGAAATTACCCTTTGTTTCAACAGCAATTTGTTCCATAAACTTAAATGGTTGTTCAACGTTAAATTCTTTACTACATCCAAATTTAACAAGTAACCCATCAACAACAAACTCTAAGTATTGTTTCATTAGATTTGAATTCATACCGATTAATGAAACAGGTAACGATTCAGTAATAAATTCTTTTTCTATTTCTAAAGCCGACAACAAAATTTCTTTTATTCTTTTTTCAGACGGTTTTTCTTCACAATGATTGTTTAATAAATGGATGGCAAAATCACAATGTAAATTTTCATCTTTAAATATTAATGAATTAGCATTACACAATCCTTGCATAATACCTCGTGATTTTAACCAAAATATAGAACAGAATGATCCTGAAAAGAAAATTCCCTCAACAGCCGCAAATGCAACCAATCTTTCTTGGAAAGAGGAATTTTCAATCCAATTCAAAGCCCAAGTTGCCTTCTTTTTTACTGCCGGTAAGTTTTCAATCGCATTAAAACACTCGTCTTTTTCTTTAGGGTTACTAATGTATGTATCAATCAATAACGAATACATTAATGAGTGAATGTTCTCCATCGCTAATTGAAATCCATAGAAAAATTTGGCTTCAGGGTATTGTACTTCACGATAGAAGTTCTCCGCCAAATTCTCGTTAACAATTCCATCCGATGCCGCAAAAAATGATAATACATTTTTCACAAAGAACTTTTCATTATCTGTTAATTTTTCCCAATCACGTATATCATTGGTTAAATCAACTTCTTCCGCAGTCCAAAAAGCCGCTTGATGCATTTTGTAAAATTCCCATATGTCATTGTGTTCGATAGGGAAGATGACAAACCTATTAGGATTTTCAACTAATATTTTTTCCATTTTCTTTAAATTTTTTTTAATTGTTTTTTGTTTCGTCTTTTTGTTTTTGTTGTCTTTTTTCCAACAATTCTCTGACTCTTTGTCTTTGTCTTTCTTCTTGCTTCTCTTCTAATCCTAAGAATGTCATTGAACTTTCTGTGTCAATTTCAATCATTGCATTATCAAACTTACAATTTTCAAAAACAACACCATCATCCCCAATTCTTGATTTAGTAATAGCAATAGTTGCTAACTTCATTTCTTTTTGTTGTAACGTCTTAGCAACTGTAATAATAACGTGTCCAACTTGGGCTTTTTTAATGGATCCCCCCATTTGATCAGTAGTTACTACTTCTGAAGATATTGAATTCCTATTTCCTTGAGTTGCTGTCCATCCCACCAAATTTAATTCGTGACACATCGCCTCAAACGCTCTCATTACCGATCCTTCACTTTTCCACTCATCACCTAAATTTTTATCGGGAACAACACAGTCAATGTAATCAAGTAAAACCATATCAATCTTAGTTCCATCAGCAATCATTTTTCTAATTTGATTCTTAATTTGTGACATTGTTACAGTATCAGATGGTAATTTTTTCAATATTAATTCATTTGACATTGTTTCTTCAACTTCCTTAACTTTAGCAATAACCTGATCTCTTTTTTCTGACAATTCGTCAGGGTGAATCTTAGTCCAAAGAGTAAAATGTTTTCTTTGGATTACCTTTGGATTATCCTCAAAAAATATTTGTAATACATTAAACCCTAAGTTAAATGCGTGGTTAGCGATCTTAGTTAATACGGTTGATTTACCAACACCTGTAGGTGCTAAAATTACACCAATTTCACCTTTAGCCAAACCACCTTTCATTAGTCGGTCAATACCAGGTATTCCCATTGGAATTGGGTGTCTATAATCATCATCTAACACCTGATCTAAGTTGGAGAATACATCTAACATACTTGTGTCTTTTTCCCCAACTTGTAAAGCCCCTCTGACCATCTCTTCAAGAG